TATCCTATGAGGGCTTTTTTAAGAGAGAGAGAGATGTTATGGTTAAGATAGACCCTAAATTGCTTGATGAGATGGCTGAGGAGGAAGTCAATGCACTTCTGGAAGGTCTGAAAGACCCTGAGTTGCGAACTAATCCACAGTTTCTTACTAAGGTACGTCAGTTCCTTAAGGATAACGAACTGAAAACGACTGCTAGGACAATGGAACCGCTAAAAAAACAGGCAGTTAAAGAATTACCTAATTTCTTTTCTGATGATGAGGAGGAGGTTATAACTTTTAGAACATGTTAACTGAGTGGACAACAGAACAGATAAAAGCAGCTAAGAAAGACTTTCGTAAATTCTTATTTATACTCTGGGATGAGATAGCACTCCCCAGCCCTACAGAAATACAGTATGAAATAGCCACCCTTCTAATGAAGAATAAGGAGAAGCGATATATCATTGAGGGCTTCCGTGGTGTAGCTAAGTCCTTCATCACCTGTGCCTATGTCGTATGGTCTCTCTGGAATAATCCCCAGCTTCGCATACTAATAGTCTCGGCTAGTAAAGACAGGGCAGATTCCAATGCTGTTTTTATCAGGCGTATCATCTACTTATTAGACTTTTTGTCTGAGCTACAGCCCACAGATGGCCAGCGGAATACCCAGAATCTTTTCGATGTAGGGTTAGCTATTCCTGATATTTCCCCTTCCGTAAAGTCTGTAGGTATTACTGGGCAAATTACAGGTAGTCGTGCGGATATCCTCATCGCTGACGACGTAGAGATTCCTAATAACTCCAGCACACAAGTACGTAGAGACAAGCTGTATGAAATGGTTAAGGAGTTCGACGCTATCTTGAAACCTGGAGATACTAGTAAGATTATCTACTTAGGCACCCCTCAGAATGAGATGTCGTTATACAAGGAATTACAGAATAGAGGGTATGAGACACATATATTCCCTATCGTATATCCAGAGACGCCTGAGGAACGTGATTTCTATGGTAGTAAGCTGGCTAAGCATATAGCAGAACGATATGATAGTAATCCTACATTATATGCTGGTAAACCTACAGACCCTAAGAGATTTCCCGTAGAAGAGATAGAAGAACGTAGATTATCCTTTGGTAAAGCTGGTTTCTCCCTGCAGTTCAAGCTGAATACCAATTTATCCGACTACGAAAAATTTCCACTGAAAGTACAGGACTTGATAATCTCAGACGTAGATAGAGATGAAACCTCATTGAAGTGGTCGTGGGCTGGTAGTTATGATTATAGGCTGAACCACTTGCCCTGTGTTGCTATTAAAGGGGATTACTTCCATAGAGAATTTAGCAGAAGCAAGGAGGTCAGTAAGTACACAGGTACAGTAATGGCCATCGACCCTTCAGGTAGGGGTACCGATGAAACTGCTTATGCTATCGTAAGGTACCTGAATGGCTATCTCTTCTTAGTAGATATGGGAGGTTATTCAGAAGGATATTCAGATTCTGTGCTTACACAACTGGGTAATAAGACTAAGGTGTATGGTGTCAATGAGGTTATCATAGAAGGTAACTTCGGGGACGGGATGTTCACACAATTATTTAAGCCTATCCTCCTTAAAATACACCCTTGTGCAATACAGGAGGTGAAGAATACACAGCAGAAGGAAGCTAGAATAATAGACACACTGGAGCCTGTTATGATGAGACACAAGCTAATAATAGCAGAGCAAGTCATTAAGGAGGATTACAGTGTCTATGAGAATAAAGGCCAAAAGTATTCACTTATATACCAGCTAACACGTATCAGTAGGGATAGGGGTTCACTGGCACATGATGACCGTTTGGACGCTCTCACAATGGCTATAGCCTACTGGTTGTCGGTTATGGATAGAGATGAGGAGCAGGGGATGGAAGAACAGTTAGAGGAGTTTCTAGAAGCAGCTATGGATGAAGATAGAGGATTATTGAGTATGATGTATGGTGCTGAAAATGATACAGGGAATAGCAATATTATGAACAAAAAATGGTAGACAAATAACATGAGGAGCTTATAAATGGCATAAGTCCGTGGAAGCTAGTCAGGAAGCTGTCTCACGGACTTATTGTCCACCATATACACAAAATGTTAATTGTCCACCAGTATGAAGGGAGGAGGAAAACAAAAGAAAACAAAGTATTACATAACACTGTCCTAGGATACCTTAGTATTACAGTTAGGTGTCCTTCAGCATACTAAAGGATTTTGTATTGCTGAAGGAGGGGCTAACGGTACTGGTAAGGGTACCTTCCTAGATACCGCCTACGGGAATATCTAGGTACTACACGGGAGACCTTCTGGTTCACCGTCGCCAAGCCCCGATAATATGTTAAAATGCTCTTTTTCCCAGTTTGGGGTGGGAGCATTTTTTTAATGTCAGATGCTCCACCAGGTAGCCTGCTTCATCCAGGCCGATATCCTCCGTTTTGCCGTCGTGTTCATACAGACAGAGAGGCTGATCGGCGCCGACTTCGCCGCCGGGCAGGTAAACGTATTCGGCTGTCGCCGTATCACCGAAGATAATACCGGCGAGAAGGTGCTTTTTTGCGATTTGACTCATTGTGTTGCTCCTTGCTCTATGGTTTCCGTTACGTCCAATAATTTGCAATCCCTATAGTCTGCCGACACGAGATGGAGAAGCGTGCCGTTATAGACGCGGGGGAACATGGTGTTCGGTTTCATGCCGTGGAGATGGCCGAATATGCAGATCGGCACCTTATATTGCTCCAACAATTCCGTAAAGCCGCTCGGTCCGGTCAAATCACATACAGGCGGGTAGTGGAGAAGAAGAAGAGTGCGGCG